GGGGCATGAGCGTACACGCGGCCGGGCTGGTCGTGGCGAACGGGCCACTCACCGACATCTGTGCCATCTATGAGCGTAACGGCGTGCAGGTAATGAGCCTTGACAAGTATGACGTCGAGGCGGCCGGGGCCATCAAGCTGGACTTCCTGGGGCTGACGACCATGAGCATCATCGCCCGGACACTAGCGGCAATCGGGATGAGCCTGGAGGATCTCTATGCGCTCCCGCTCGATGACAAGGACGTACTGGCCGCATTCCGCGCGGCCGACGTCGTAGCCGTGTTCCAGTTTGAGGGACGGGCCACCCGGCTCGTTACCCGCGATGTTCAGGCCCGGGACTTCACCGAGCTCACCGACGTCAATGCGCTCAGCCGCCCAGGGCCCCTGTTCTCGGGCACGACCGCTACCTACGTGGACGTAAGGCACGGTCGTCAGAAGGCAGCCCGGCTACACCCGATCGTGGACGCCGTGACTGAGCGGACTAAGGGCCAGATCATCTACCAGGAGCAGATCCTCCAGATCCTCCGGGACCTGGGCGGGTTCGACTGGTTCTCAGTCGGGCAGATCCGGCGCATCATCAGCAAGAAGGTAGGCGAGGCCGCGTTCCAGATGAGCGAGGAGAAGTTCCTCGAGGGTGCCGCCCGGCTACACGGCATGGACCGGAAGCTAGCCGACCGCATCTGGAAGCTGATGGTGACCTCGGGAACGTACTCGTTCGTCACGGCCCACGCCGTTAGCTACACGCTGATCGGCTACTGGTGCATGTGGCTCAAGGTCCATCACCCCACCGCGTTCTTCGCAGCGGCGCTGAGCAAGACCGGAGACGAGGAGCAGGCCTACAAGCTGATGAAGGACGCCCAGGCGCACGGCATCGCCATCGTGCCGCCCCGGCTGAACCAGAGCAGCCGTAGCTGGCGAGCCGTGCTCGATGTTGGCATCGTGGCTGGCTGGCAGCAGATCCCCGGCATCGGCGACAAGACGGCTGCGAACATCGAGGCCGACAAGGCCGAGTTCGGTAACTATGAGGACTGGGGCCAGCTGGATGCCATCAAGGGCATAGGTCCGAAGACCATCCAGACCATGCAGGCTTTCTCGGTAGCCGATGACCCATTCGGGCTGCGCGTCACAGAGGACCGCATGGCCCGGGTGAACAAGTGGCTCCGGGGCCAGTTTCGGGTACCGCTCCCGACGCACACCGGCACCGAGGTAGCCGCCATCGCGGTCCAGCAGGATTACGGAGCTAACGCCCGAAGCAACTACGGCAAGGGTCCACGCGTGATCTACGCGGGCATCGTCAAGCAGCGCAACTACCAGGACGCGGTGGAGAACCGACGCAGCCGTACCGGCGAGGAAGTTGAGGACATCCTCAGGACGCTCAAGCGGCCGGACCTGCTGGCGTACTGTTCCCTGCGCTGCTACGACACGACCGATGAAGAGGTGTACCTACGGGTCAGCCGATGGGTGTTCCCAAGGCTCAAGCGGATCATTGAGGGCATATCCGTGAACCACGATGTCGTCATCGCAGAGGGCAACCGCATCGCCGGGTTCGGTACCCCGGTAATGGTGGACAGGCTGTTTGTAGTGGACCCAGACTAAGGAGACAGGTAATGGACGAGAGAGAACGTTTCGAGGAAGCCCGGCAGAAGATGAGGACTGCCTTCATTGATCTCAAGGCAAAGCTAGACAAGGCTGGGGTAAGCACCAGCAAGGAGAATGACGGCTTCTTCGAGGGGAATCATGATATCAAGGCTGTGTTCGGGGACGTCCTCCTTCAGCGGGATGTATTCAAGGCCGGAGCCAGGCGATGACTGATCTCGTCATCTCAGCCGACAACATGGACGACGAAACGTTTGCCAAGCACATGACTCACCGGCACGCTGACAGCCTGGGCGGGCTGGAAGAACTGACCTTCCGCAGCGAGACTGACATCATGGCCGGGCTGTGGCGCTCCTTCCATCGCAGGCTTCACGCCGTGCGGGTAGGCCTGCCGCACGAGCACGCCGCCTACCGGCCGGCCGAGGACCGGGCCGAGCCCGGCCGTAGGCCCGCTAGCCGGATCAAGGCTACGTCCTAGATGGGTCCGGCACGGAGCCTGTGTGGCCGCTCCCGAGGGTATACCGCTAGCCCACACATAGGTGACCCACCGGGGCTCCGAGCCGGCACAGGCAACCCTAGGGCTCCGTAACGTTTCAGTAACGGGGGCTAGCTTCGGATCGTAATCGGGGCGTAACTTATGGCGTTAACAGGTGCGCCGAATAGACCTAGTAGGCTGCACACAACCCTCTCAACTGGAGAAGCGTGAAACGTGTACGGAGGATATCTGCGGTAACCCGGCTGTTTAGTCGGAGGCAAGGCCGACACGTAAGTCGCAAGGATCATCGCATCGCTGCCCTGTCAATCGCTGTAGCGGTTCTGGCAGGGACAACTGTTCTATCAGTCAGCATGGTGCCGAGCGGAGCCTCGGTCCCTGGACGGGACACCGTCTACACGACAAGGTACCTCAGGCCTCACGAGGTATTCCCAGAGTACAAGGTGAGGCAGGGCGACACGCTCAGCTCAATCGCTAGGAAGGTCTACGGCCATGCGAGCCGATGGCCATCTCTGTGGTACGCCAATCGGCAGAAGATCCACAATCCCAATGTGCTACAGCCCGGCCAGAAGCTCCGGCTGTCGCCATGGCACCCGCGCAAGGACTGGATCCTGCTCATGGCTCTGCGCCACGTTCCACGGCCCGCGCCCGTCCTGGCGTCACCACAGCACGTCGAAGCCGCCCCGGCCGTTACCCCGGCCGTCCAGCCAGCCAGCCCGGCCCAGCCGATAGTCAGCTACTCCGGCGGGAGCGGATTCCAGGCATGCGTCATCAAGGCCGAGAGCGCCGGGAATCCGTCGGCGGTGAACTCGTCTAGCGGAGCGGGTGGCCTGTACGGCTTCCTGCCGTCCACCTGGCAGGCGCTGGGGCACGGCGGACTGCCGGAGAACGCCTCGGTCGCTGAGCAGAACCAGGCATTCTCTCAGGAGTACGCCCAGAGCGGAACTGCCGCCTGGTCGCCATACGACGGCTGCTGATCATGACAAGGTGGATAGCGCTATTCAGCGCACTCGCATTCCTGATCGTCTGCACGCTAGCGATCCCCTCGGCCCCGGCCCGCGCCGACACGGCAGCCCAGGCCCTGGCTGCGCTCCACTGGGCCGAGAACCACGAAGCCGGGCACTGGTACTGCTGGGGAGGAGCCGGGCCGACGTGCTATGACTGTTCCGGCGCGGTGATGGCGGCCTACGCGCGTGCGCTCGGGATCAGCCTGCCCCACTCAACCTACAGCATGCTGGCGTCCGGCCGCCTCTACCGCATACGCATCCGCGACGCGCGCCGTGGTGACCTGATGTTCTACGGCACCGGCCACGTCGAGCTCAAGACCCGGCACGGAACCTTCGGCGCGCTGGAGAGCGGCACCAGGGTTGGCTGGCACCGCCCGTCCGGCTGGTGGCACCCGACTATGGCGTATCGGGTGGCGATTCGATAACGGGAGGCGCAAGAACATAGGCCAGACTGATCTCGGCCTGACCAAACTCGATGCTGTGCCGGAGGTCCCGGACAACATCCTCAGGTACGACGTCTTCCGGCACGCTAACGCGCACCATGACCCCGATCACCTGCTTCCGGACTGGTTCCTGGAGGTCGGTGATCGGGGCCACGGCATTCTCGCTATAGGGTACGCTCATGCTCTGAGTATACCCGGGACTTACATGTCAGACTTGTTGCGCGAATAGTCCATCGAGACCGGCTCGGTGCCAGAGTCACGGCGGACCGTGACAGCATGGCATCCGTCCTGGATCCCGAAGCCCTGCCGGCCCATGTCGGAGGACAGATCCAGGTTGGCGGTGGCGCCGAAGCCCATCATGTCAACCCGGAGCGCGGACGGCTGGGCGCAGCCGAACACCATCCGGGACTTGCCGTCGGAGTGCTGGTTGGGTATGACGACCAGAGCGCGCGGCGCGTTCCCGTCGCTACCGGCCGAGAATTGAAGTTGCATGGTATGGTCTCCATCGTAGTAGAGGAACTGCTTGTCGGGTGGCGGCTTGGGCTGCCCCTCGCGCGCCCACTTGAGCACGTCATCCATCGGGAAGCCAGGACCACAGTTGTGGTGGCCCCCTCCCCCGGCCCCGAGGTCTACGTGCTGGCACACGCCCCGGCCGTTGCCCTGGGCCTGACCCGGGGTCAGCTTGGTAATCGGGATGCCGAACTTTGCCGACTCCTCTGCGATCCACTGAGCGCAGTTGTTGAGCATGTTCCGGTTCTGGTTCATCCAGATATCCCTGGTCCACGAGGCGAACCCGCAGAGCTCTAGTTGCACGCAGTACGGGTTGTAGTTCGCGGCAGTCCAGGCCTTGTTGCCCCGGGTGACGTACTCGCCAATTCTCCCCTTCTGGTTATCGGCCCCGGTATGGGACGAGACCTGGTTGGCGCCGTTGGCAAAGAAGCTGCCCAGCGATTCAATCGTGCGGGCTCCCTCGGCCGTGTGGAGGACGATTTTGTCAACCGTGGCCCCTCCACGGGATGAGTAGCTAGGGCTTGCTATCCACTCCCGGATCAGGCTCATCATCGTCACCTCCAGCCCGGTCCCATAGTGCCGCGCGCTCGTGATCCGCCGCGTGTGTCTGCCGCCCCGGCTCCGGCTCGAGTACCGGCATCACCTGCGGCCGGTCATCGGTGTCCGGATCGAGCCCGGCGAACCGTCCGAGCCGATCTCGCCAGTCCTCCTGCTCCGTGGCTTCACGGTCTGGTTCTGACATTGTTCCTCCCTAGTCGATTCCTGAACCCCAGGCTAGTAGGTAGCCTGCGTCGTTGGTAAGGCCGGATGGCATCGTGACGACGGTGCTCCCGGTTGTGTGCGGCGCAGAGATCTCCACGAACGACGTCACCGAGATCATCACCGCCCGGTTGATGACGGCCAGGATGTTCATGCCCTGCTTCCCGAGATCTAGCGTGTCACCAGTCGTGACGTTCCGCAGCCCGACCAGGACAACCCGGTCCGCCGCTCCTACCTGAGTTACCAGGACAGCCCCGACGCCTGCCGCAATCTGTGGCATTTACCTCACCCTTCCGAAGCTAACGGTCTGGCCCGTTATCGTTGGACCCCCTCCTGTACCACCCCATGCACACGATACCGATACCTGGTTATCCACAGTCGTGTCCTTGACTGTGCTTCCCGTAGACTCACAGGAGAATCCGGTAGTTGTGTTGTCGTTGCCAGAGGCGATGTTAGCGGCGAACTGGTTTATCTGGGCGAACATGGATGACTGCCAGGCCCCGGCAATCCCGGTAGACAGGCAGATCACACGGCCTATAGCCCAGAACCGGAAGAAGGCAGCGGTGTCAGGGAGAACCGTTGTGCCGAACGTAAGGCCGGACATCGTAGTCCCGCCGAACACCATGGAGAACTGCAATGTCTGGCGGTTGCCGACCGAACCACCCTGGCCGTTCCCCCACACCTCAGTCTGGTAGACGGCTCCGACGTCCGCATCACCACCCTTGTACGTGCCCTGGCCTAGATTCTGGAGGCTGGCCGCTGTCACCGTGTTACCCGGGAAGAAAGCCGACTGGGCAAGCGGGACGTTCCCGGCGAGCCCGGTGGCGTTCATGACGGCCAGGTTGCCGGATGCCGAGTAGATCGTCACCCCGCTGGAATCCGGAGCGTTCGGGGTCGGCCCGTCCAGGAATGTGTGGGCCTCAAGAATCCTGTCAAGCAGCCCGCGTACGTCCGAGATGTCCTGCTCGGCCTGCTCTAGCGTGTAAGCTGCGAGGACCATTTCACCACTTCCTTATGTTGGTGGTCACCTGGACGAACGGGGCGTACGGCACGCAGTTCCAGTGAATCTCCCACTTGAATGTGTTGATCGTCTCGGCATACCCGATCACCAGCTGCCTGGCCGTTGAGCCGGGGAACCAGAACGGCAGGTTGCTCAGGTCAACACGGTCGCCTATCTCGACGCCGGCCACGGCCGACATCAGCGGCGCCAGTCCGTTCCCAGTGAACCCGGCGTGCGCCATGTCGATCGAGAGCGGTGAGTAGCGTTCCGTGTCTCGGGCAGTACCGTCGCTGGAGGTGCCGATCATCAGGAGATGGGTTGCCAGTGCAGCCAGCTGCTCATCAGCGGCCGCAATTACCTTGAGCGTCTTCTTGTGACGGCCGGACCCCTGTGGCGGTTCCAGGATAGACATAGCACCGTTGTTCAGCGTGACCTGGATCTTGTTGCCCTTGTGCCGATGAACGGTGATGTCGTTCCAGATATGCAGGTTATCGAAGGTCGGCACCAGGTCAGGCGCGAGGTACTTGGCGTTGTGATCCAGCGTGATGGACGGGCTCTGGTTGACAAGCCGCATTCTGGTCCGGTAGGCCAGGCCCCAGAGCGTCTTCGCCTCTCTCATCATGCCCTGCTCTAGCTCCGCGATCTCCTTGTGCAGATCAAGCAGGTGCTTGTGCGTCTGCGGTCCCATGTGCGGTGTCGTGTGAATGTGGTCACCGTACAGCTTGGTCCCGTTCGCCAGGGTGCTATGGGCCCCGAAGATCAGGGCATAGAAGGCCGCCCCGGGAGGAGACTGCGACAGCGCGCCCGAGAGGGTGAACGTGTGGATCTCATTTGCGGGCAGAGTGAAGTCGTTGGAGTCAGCCTCGCTGATAAAGGCACCGGCCGCCCCATACCAGGATATGCCGACGTAGGAGTTGGTTATCTGTACATCGCTGTAAAGGTCGAATGAGCAGGATATCGTGTCCCCGGCCACGACTGGCTGTCCGCTTAGCCCGGTCGGAGAGATCGTCCTGGGCGCACCCCCGCCGTTGGCTGTGAGAAGGAGGCTGTGCGTGCCCTGCGTCGGCCAGGCGTCCCCGCCCACGTCTGTAAATTTCGTTGTGGGGTTGGTGATCGCACCGTTAGCGTTAGCCGTCCAGCTCTGTATGCCCGTCTCGAAGCCCCAGTGCTCGGTCGCCTCGGCCATGTCTTCAATATGACCCACGGCCGTCTCGTTAGACAGCCTCCGGAAGCGGTTGATACCAGACTCTATGTGGTGACCGTGTAGCGACCGGCTGACCTTCCACAGCGGGATCAGCGCGTACTGAAGGCTGATGTGCCCGATAGCGGTCTTGGTCACGTTAGCATCGGGATCGACAACGACCTGGGAGACCGATCCCATCGTGGCTGTCGCAACCGTTCCGTTCGTCTTTGCCACCACGCCGTGATCGCCCGGCCGGATCGCGGAGAACGCCCAGGCGATGCTTGTGCCGGATTTGGCTAGCTCAGCCGACACCATCAGCGTCTGTCCGTCTGCCCCGACGTTCAGGTTGCCCGAGTCAAACTGCTGGGTCGAGGCGTTGTCGTATCCGAACAACCGGATGTTGCCGCCGAAGCGGTACTGAACGTCAACCCGGGCTACCTTGGTACTGGTCGTCAGCATACGAACCAGGACAGCCTGGCTGTTCCCGGTATGCTTCGGTACGAACAGGATGAACCGCATGACGTTGTTGTTGGGCTGGGTGCCCCCACCGGAGCCGGTGTAGACAAGCTCGACGCTACCGGACGCACCGAAGGCACCCTGGGTGCTGTCCGTTGCGTTAGCCCAGCCACCACCCGCACCCCCACCGGGGCTGATTCCAGGCCTACCATCAGCCTGCGGTGGGCCTGCTCCGCCACCCTGGCCACCGTCACCACCACCGGCCGGGGCGCTACCGCCTGCCGCGCCGAACGGGCCACTAGGGACAGCACCGGCCGCTCCATCGGCAGCCGAGCCACCGGACGATCCGCCACCCGCGCCACCGTTGGCAAGGCCGGTGTTGTTGGCACCGCTACCACCGTTGTGAAGAACCGTCCCGAACGAATTCGCTATCAGGCCCCGGCCACCAGCGGCCGCATTGGCGTTGGCACCCTTGCCCGGATCAGCCTGAACCAGCGTACCACCGTCGCCGGTGAATGAGCTGATATCACCATCAGAGGCCCCTGAGTTCCAGTTGCCTGGTGAGCCACCGTTGCCGACGATGACTGTGTATGGCTGGCCCGGGGTCGTGGGGACGGCCGTGTTGCCGGCCCAGGCACTGCCACCGCCTGAGGAGCCACCTGCGGCCGTTCCGGCCTGGCCCTTGGTTGAGCCGCCACCGCCAGATAGGACCTTGGCGTTGACCGACGTTGTGCTAGCGACGAACGTATAGGTGCCGGGTACCAGGAACAGGTCGTCACCTGAGGTTCCGAACGTGCCGGTGACGCCGGTCCAGATGGACTTGTTCACGACCCCGATCGGGCTGGAGCCGTTGAAGTCGCTGACCGCCTTGAACTTCGGGCTGCCCGAGACGATCGACATGTTGGCGCCCGCCTGTACGCCGGTACCGATCAGCCCGGTGTTGGGGTCCTCCTCACAGGGCCAGTAGGCGATAGGCGCGAACGATCCCTTCAGGCCGGCATAGTACCGCTGGAGCGCGCTACCCTCACCACCCCCAGACCGGAGCCGACGGAGCGGCCCGGTAGCTACGATCTTGACGTAGACGTCCTTCTCGCTCGGGTCACTCAGCAGCGGCCATTTCTTGACGTCACCCCAGAACCGGAAGCCGGTGTACACGTTACCCGATGACGACGTGGCGCTGTTGATGCTGAGGCGAATCTGGACGTTGTTCTGGAGGAACGGGTAGTACTGCCCGCTGGCGTAGTTCGGCGTGAACCGGCCGTCTCGGTTGTTAAGCGTCAGGGTCATCTGGGCGGGCTGATACTGCTCGTGAATGTCGTCCTGGCGCCCACCCTGGATCTCAATGTCTTCCCGCTGGTAAACGAAATCGCTGATGTCGACCCAGGTGCCGTTGATCAGGATTTCGCAGAGGATGTTCAGCGGGAACAGGGGCATCAGGCCCTCCAGCCCAGGGTGTCCTGAACGCTTCCGCCTTCATCGTGCACTACGATCTTCAGCTGCCGAATGATCTCGCGCATGATCTTGCCGTCACCGTAGCCCTGCCCCAGACCGATCGTAATGTGAATCCGTCCACCGCCGTCCATCATACGCTCAGTGTCTGGGTTGGACCGGACGTGGCTACCGCGCGGGATCTTGATCAGCTCTCGGCCATGCTCACCGGCCATAATCCAGCCGCCAGCAATACCACCGGCTGCGTACCCGCCCGGCCGCCCCAGCGCGGCCAGAGAGCCGTACCGGTGCAGTGCGTAGTTCAGGCCGGCAAAGATGTTCGCCAGAGGGTTGTAGATCCCGAGGCCGCGGAACGGGCCAGCATAGGCCATGAATGTACCCATGATCGTCTGCATCAGGCCCCGGCTTGGGTCGCCCATCGCGGCGTTGGAGTCCGTGAGGTTGATAGCCCTAGGGTTACCACCGGACTCCTGGTTCATGCGCCGTAGCACGAGCCCTAGCCACGAGGGAGACTGGTGCAGCATCTTGAGGACCTGGAGCACAAGCGGGCTCCAGCGCTGAACACCCGAGCCGGCACCCCCGCCCCCGAACAACCCAGAGAACTTGTTGGCGATCAGGCCGCCGATCGTACCGGCTAGCCCGGAGATGAACCCGAACGGTCCAGATCGGAATCCAGACAGCAGCCCGGTATGAAGGCCAGACATTAGCGCCTTGCCGGCCGGGACCAGCAGGTTGCGGTCGAACGAGAGCGGCCCCTTGTGCGACTTGATCCAGCCCGCCAGCCCGGAGATCCAGCCAGTGACCTTGTGCCAGATCACACTCATGCCGTTCCACAGACCCTGGATGGTCTCGCGACCAGCGAACGTAAGCCAGTGGCTAGCCCCGAAGAATGCATCCCGGATGTGGCCCGGCAGGGCGCCAATCCAGTTCATCACAGCGTGGAACCCCTGGGCCGTCCGGCTAGTCACCGCGTCCCAGGCTTTGTCCCAGGCACTGGCAGCCGCGTGCCGCGCGCTGTCAAAGTTGTTAGCCGCGTTGTGCCGGAATCCGTCTAGCTGGGCAGCCGTGTTGTGGGCCCCGCTCACGGCTCGGTTCCTGACGCTGTCCCAGGCTCCGTCCCAGGAGCTGGCTATGCTGTGGCGCACACCGTCAAACTGATTGGCAATTGTATGCTTGACCCCGTTGACCGTGGCCTCAACGTTGTGGCCACCCCGGATAGCCCGGCCTGCCGTGTTGTCCCACATCATGTCCCAGATGTGACCGATGTCGTGGCGCGTCATGTCAAACCAGTGCGTCACGTTCTTGAGTGCCTGCCGAGTACTGTTCCATCCGGAGGCGTCCCGGGCTGTCGGACTAGCGGCACCGAACGGGTTGTTCCACCAGTTCTTGTCCTTGCCAGAGCTCGCGCTTTCCAGCATCGGCTTAACGATGATCTCGGCCACGCCAAAGGCTATGCCGCCCCGGATGGCCCACTTCATTCCGCCGCCAAGAACCTTGCCGATCATGTGCTCTGTAGCTGCTGCCCCAGCCCCGCCCGCTACCGCTGCGGTGTCGCCATGCTTCGCCGCCTCCCCGCCCAATCCGCCTACCCCGGCCATCTTGGCTAGCCTCAGGCCCACCGTGATGACGCCGGTCTTCTTGAGCAGAAGCATGGCGCCGGCCAGCTCAACGATCGGAGCCTGCCAGGACTTCGGTAGCGAGTTGACAAAGGTGAGGAACGTAGTGATAGCCTGGAGCTCCAGAACACCGGCCGCGCTCGCACCCTTGAACAGCCCGGGCATCACCTGGGCCAGTTGGCTGACAAAGTCGACGACCAGGCGGCCATTCTGGCGTAGGTACTTGACGAAAGCCCCTACGTCATCCCGGGCCTGCTTGCTGGACGACCACTTCGCGAATGCGTCGCCCCACTTGACAAGCTGGTCTCCGAATGCCCCCATGTAGATGCCGGTCCCCTTGAGATCATGCCACAGGTTGAAGACGCCCTTTCCGACGTCGCGCAGGAACTGGACGATGTTTGCCAGCTGGAGGCTCGCGAACTGACCGAAGCTGGTCGCCATGGACTTGATGTTGTCGCTGCCGGCCTTGCTCTTGAAATACTTATCGACGGCCTTACCCCAGGCCTCGAATTCAAGGGCTACCGGCTTGACGGCAATGGCCAGGAATCCGATGCCACGGTTGACCACGTCCAGCCACGGCAGCAGTACCGGGCTAGCGATCTCCCGGCTGGTGCTCTTCCAGGTCGCCTTAACCTTGGAGACGCTGTCAACGACGGCGCTGTAGGACTTGGTCCAGCCCGCCTTGATGGTGGCCGTCTGAAGGTCCGACGCCTTCTTGACGGCGTCGATCTGACTCTGGATCTGCTTCTTCTGGGCAGCTGTGGTTGCCGCACCCAGCTGGATCTGAAGCACGGACAACTTCTGTGCACGGGAGGTCGCTACCGTCAGCAGCTTGTCGGAGTCGCTGGACGCCGACGACAACACAGACTTGGCCATGATCCCAAAGCCACCGGCCGCGATCATAGCCGAGCCGAAGCTAGCCGCGACGAGGCCGACCCCGGCCGACAGCCCGGCCGCTAGGGGTAGCAGGGTAGGGCTTAGCGCCACCGCCATCGTCATGCCCGACATCTTGATGCCCTGGAAGGCAGACCTGACGCTGTCGCTAGACTTGTTCACCTCACGCTGAAGAGCCTTCTGCTCGACAATGACCTTAGCTATGCCTGGGCCGGTATTGTCGTCGACGGTGACCTTGATGTGCACTTCATTCGGCATCCCGGATATCCACCTCCTTCGCCGGCTTCATGATCGCCTCCATCTGGATCATCTGCAACACGCTGATGTCTTCCGCCCGGGCAGCGGACGGCAGGCACCTGAACCTGTCACAGAGCGCCAGGACTAGTTCGGCCTCAGCCCACTCGGGAGGCTCTGTGACTGGCCGGCCATCCCGAGTGAAGCCTCCAGCGTGGTCGCGCCAGAGGCTGAGTCTTTTTCCAGATCATCGCTGACGCTGGACATCGACTTCTGCCATGCCGTGAAGATGCGCAGGATGAACGGCTGCTCCTGTGTCTCGACGCCGGACAGGGTGGTAGGTACCGGCTCACCCGCCTTGTCCTCGACGTTCCAGTTGCGCAGAGACGCTGCGAACATGCGGACGATCTCATCGTTGGCATCACCCGCTTCCTCTAGCCTGGTGACGTTCATGAGCCTGATCATCTTGCCGTACTCACCGACGCTGAGCGCAGACATCTTGACCTGGAGGCCATCCATGTTGCTGCCATCAAACTCCAGCGTGTAGATGGTCTCCTCGGGACGGAACCCCATGATTGCTCCTCAGGTCCAGGTCGGAACGGTGCCGTCCGACAGTGAGCCAGGCACCTGCCAAGTCAGCTCGCCGGTAGCCGCGCGGGTCAGCTGATAGTCGGTGTACAGAACCTCACAGATCAGCTGCGGAGTGCCACCACCGGTCAGCACCTGGAGGGCTGTGGTGCGCTGCGCGCTCGTGCTGGGCACGGTCTTGAAGACATCGTGGCTGAAGTTGGCGGTCGAGTTGAACACACCGTTTAGCGTGTTGGTGTAGTCGGCCAGGAGCAGGATGCGCTCGATGGCGAACTTGTCCAGGCCCGTGACGTCCTGGCTGGCGCGCGGGGTTGAGAACGAATAGTTGGTGATGTCGTTGCTGATGGTGCGCGGAGTACCGGACGCATCGTCAATGATCGTTGCGCTCCCGAGGCCGCTGGTCTTCGGCATGGCCTAACCTTTCCGGATCGCGTCTGCGATCCTGTTCTGATTGTTTGCGCAATCGTCCACCCAGTCATCCGGGCGACGATGGACGAGGGTCTCGGTACCGCGCGGATTGCCCCGCCAGTCACCGCCCGAGACCAGATAGAACGGTGGCCGACCCACAGGCACACGGTGCGTGCTGCGCTTCGGCTCGAAGCACGACTGTCCCGGCCCGTAGGCCACCTTGATGAGATTCGGGCCGACCTGCTGGACGACCCCCTTGCGGGTCTTGTCCTGCTTGACGTAAGCCAGCTGGCGCTGCCCGAGATCAGTTGTTGGATCGATGGTCAGCACAAAGCCGTACAGGAAGTCGTCACACTCGTATTCCTCGCACGTCGCCTGCCGCCAGTGTGTGGTCACAGGTGCGGTGATCGTGTACGTCTTGTAGTGCTCCGGCCCTACGGCCGGTATGATGCGGTTCAGGTCATCCATCAGAACGACACCCCAGCGATTGGATTCTGGACAAAGGTCACGGCGAAAACCGCCTGGCTGAATGTACCGGCCGTAGCAACCTTCAGGAATTCCCGGACGGCTACGTTGTTCAGCGTAGCCTGCCGGTACCCACCGATGACGGTCTGAACCCCGAAGTCAATCAGGGTGTTGTATGTTCCGCCCGAGGTAGTGGCGTGCGTGATCGTGACCTGGACGTTTGTGCCCACAAGCTCGATCAGCTGTAGGTAGGCCTGGCAGCCGAACGCTGAGCTAGCCCCGAGGTCGAAGAACGCACCCGTGGTCGGCCCGTTGTCAGTCCGGAGCCCCGGCGTGAGCGTGTTTGCCCATTCCATCCCGAAGCCATTGGCATCGATGTCGATCTTGGCCGTGATGGCACCCTTGTTGTCCCGGGTCGGGTCGTAGTTGGCCTGCTTGGATACGCAGCAGGCTGATGGCGCGCCCAGCGCCGTACCCCGAAAGTACATGGCCTGCCCATCGGTACGAATCAGCGGGCTGAAGGCCTGGTGCGCTACGCCCAGCGAGAACCAGTTCCAGGTAGGCGCCACGGAATAGGTCATCACGATCGTCCCGAGCGCCGGCAGCGTGTAGGTACCGGCCCCGACGCCAACAGTCGACCCGTTGATCGTCACGTTGGTCATCGTGCCGCCAGTGATGGTCACCTGGACCGGCTGGTTGATTGTGCTCACCAGAGGCGTACCCGAAGCCGGTACGCCCGGCGTGGCTACGGTAAGGAGCGTCTCCAGCCAGCTGGTGAACGACATCGATCCGTCGCGTACGCCACCGAGGCGCGAATTGGCGAACTGCCTGATGTTGGTGGTTTCGAGCAGTGCCGGCCCACCGCTGATCTTGTCAACACTCAGAATGGATCCCGACACGTCGAACCCATTGAAATACAGGTTGTCGCCGAGCCCGGACTGCTTTGGCATTATGCCACCTGCTCCCACATATCATTGATCACGATCGGTACCGCTATTGTCATGACCCGCAGGACCCTGCGGTCGATCTCGATGTACCCGGCCTCGCCAGATAGGGACGGCCCGTAAGCCCCGAGCAGGTCCACGTTCCTGACGTCCGCCTCACCGCCGAACTCAAAGTCACCACTCATGGCTCCGATGAAATCGGTAGTGGCCGCCATGACACTCGGGTCGATCATGTCAAACGGCTGCTGAACAAAGCTGGTGTAGATTCGGGCCTGGAGCAGCACCACTCCGGATGTGACGTCCAGCCCACCAGCCGCGATCGGCGTGATGCGCTGCATCCAGATGGAGCAGGTGAGACCGTTACCGGGTGCGTTCTTCGGCTCGTGCTGGTTCACGTTGTCAAAACGCCCGGTCTGCATGGCGTAGCTGACAACCCGGCTGAACACCGTGTTGACGGCCTCATCGTTGAAATTGGACGTCACGACATCCCGTTCCCGCCCAGCGCTAGCCCGCTAGCCGTAGCCCGCTGAACCGCGCTCTGCTTCTTGGTCGTCAGGTGCTCCATGCAGCTAGGGAGCGGAACACAGGCCATCACCAGCTGGCCCATCATCTGGGTCTGCTGCCAGGACGGAGCCAGCGTTACGGCTGCCCGGATCTCGGGGATGACCGGCTCCTTGCCGTCGTGAAGCACCCCGGCCTCCTTGTCCTGGACGGCCAGCTGATACTCGCCGATGCACTGTAGGCACTTAAGCCCCGAACCGTAGGCACCGTCGATGTCGTTGAGATCGATCTGCTCAGGCATTGAGTCTCTCCACGTAGGGTGTGAGTTCTGAGTCGGCCTTTACTTCGGCCATGGAATCCAGCAGCTGACTGACTCTGCGGAATGTGTGGTACCCGGCGAACCTAGTTACCGGATAGTTACGGCTGCCTACTCCTTCCAGCCACGGCCCGTAAACCACGGGGGTGTCGGTAATGATCAGGTGGTCGACGACAGACCGCTCGGTATGGATCGAGCTCTCGTAGAGCCCAGGATGCGGATCAGGCCGATCCCGCCTGTACGAGCCCGGCAGGTATGCCTGGACCATCGACACCCCGTCATCGCCGATCGCGCCCTCGGTGTGCCCGCAATAGTGCCTGATAGTGCCATCGCGAACCACCGGATCGAAGAACGGTCCGGAACGGCTATACGTCACCCCGCTCATACCGCTCTGCTCCTTGCCTGGCGCCCGTAGGCTGACTCCACACGGCACCGCAGGTCACCGATGCCGGTACCGGGGTTGGGCTCTGTCTTCTGTCCGCCGGTACCGCCTGTGCTACTTCCGCCGGCGGAGTAGGCGCTCGGCTCCTGGGTCAGCTGGATAACAGCCTCGGCGACCGTGAGATCCCGGACCAGGCTGGGCACCAGCGTAGTGACACACGCCGCAGCGCTGAGATGGCTAGCGGCCGTCGTGCCGAAGTCACCCCGGGTAACGGCTAGCTGCCGGGCTGCGTACAGGACCCCAGACGTATGGGCGTCGAGCGTGGTGCCGTCCCAGCCCCGACGCACGACCAGGGTATTGCCGGCGATGTCGGCGATCCAGACCCGCTCCGAATCAGCCAGCAGGGTCTCCCCGGCGTGGAACAGCGTCCCATCGGGCACGGCGATGATGTTATCGTTAGCCTGGGCAGTGCTCATCCCGGACCAGATCACCCCGGTACTGACCATCGTCTTATCCGTGACGAGCATGCGCTCGGTACCGACAGTCAGGACGTCACCGGCCCCCACCGCGCTGCCGTCCGTGACCCTAGCTGTGCCGGTGGTCGCATCGGGCATGGCTGCCGACAGCGCACCAGCTAGCCTGGTCTTGCCCCAGTAGCCCCATGTGCCGGTGATGGCGATATCCTGCTGCGGCGTGGGGTTGTAACCGAAGCCAACGCTCTTGTCACGCCGGAGGTCAACGAAGCGGTACGGCGGCCCTGAGTTGGCTGGCTGGAGGATGTAGCTACCGGCCGGGATCACGACCGGAGACGGAAGCAGGGAGCCGGTCACAAACAAGGTCACCGAGACCAGCTCGTTCTGGTTCAGCCGGAGCCGCCACGGGTAACTGTACTGGAAATCAGGGTAGTCAAATTTCCGGGTCTCATCGGTGTTGAAGAATACCCGGTTGAGCCGGTCCTCGACCGATGCCGATGCTGACTCAATGGCCCGGTCCACCTGTTCGCCCATACGGGCCGTGAACTTGATATCGGGCGCACGCATGACTGAGTCACGGTTGGCGTAGCAGGCCCTGCTAATCGTCACTGTTCCTCCTACAGGGTTAGTGGCTCAACCTGCCATGAGTCATTACCAATTACGGATACGGTGCCGGTACCGATCCACTCCGTCAGCCAGAGCTCCAGGTCTGGCCCGACGAACCCAGTCGTGTCCATGTCGGCATGGTAGTTGCCGATAGAATCCTTGATGATTGGGGCAGCCGGGTACACCGCCGTGGTGATGGCGCCCGAGCCTCGCCGCCACTTCAGCGTAACAGTCGTCGGATCAGCCACGAGGCCATCAAGCCCCTTGAAGTTCTGGGCCTGGGTCCGTACGACGGTCCCGCTCGGATACACGTTCATGGCAGGTTCCCAACCTGGACATCGCCCGTCCTCTGGGAGATATCCACTCGTCCCGAACGATTGCTTATCTGAAGGCTCCCGGCCCGGTTGCTGACCGTGACCGCGTACACGGTCGTGTTACTGACGACAACGCTTCCAGCCGAGTGCGTGATGACGACGGTGCCAGGGAAGACCGCACCACCCCCGAGCACGGTGCCGTGGCCGCCCAGGACGGTCACCAGGGCAGCGACGCCAGCCAGATTGGCTGCGGCAGATAGCTGGCCTACGCCAGCGTTCACCAGAATGGACGCCGCTACCCCGGTGACCTTAGCCCCTCCGCCCGGGATGCCTACCCCGGCAGTCACCGTGATGGCTGCTCGGACGCCAGTCACCGTCGCGCCACCCGACGGTGTACCGGCGCCACCAGTCACCGTAACCAGGGCTGCCACCCCGGCTACGTTGCCCCCGGTCGTCAGCGTGCCCGCTCCACAGGTCACGGTCACTAGAGCCGCTACCCCGCTGATTGTCCCGGCGCCAGCCCCGCTAGGCGTGCCCGCCCCGCCCGCGACGGTTATCTGTGCGGCCACACCGGCCACGTTAGCCCCTGCCGAGGCTGTGCCAGCGCCTCCAGCCACCGTCACGCTAGCCCCGAGCCCGGTAACCCCCGCCCCGCCCGAAGCCGTACCGGACACTACGGACACATTGATGGCCGCCCGGATACCGGCCACAGCGGCCCCACCGGACGCAGTCCCTGCTCCGCCGGCGACCGTGATAGCAGAGCCGACACCAGTGACGGTCGCAGCGCCGCTAGCCGTGCCCACGCCACCTGTGACCGTGACGCTAGCGCCTACCCCGGTAGCAGCCGCCCCAGCACTTGTTGTACCGACCCCGCCAGCCACGGTGACGAGGGCAGCCGCACCAGCAACGTTCGCTGCGCCGCTGAAGCCGCCAAACGCTATGCCGACCCCGCCATCCACAGTAATCTGGGATCCGACGCCCACGAGGTTGTCACCGGCGCTGAGCGTACCGAGCCCACCGGCTACCGTGACTCGGGCACCGACGCCCGTGACCGCAGCGCTCCCGGAAGCTGTGCCGACCCCGCCAGTCACGGCGATGGCCGCGCCTACGCCAGTCACGGCTGCGGAGCCAGCCGTAGTTCCCGCGCCGCCAGCTACCGTGATCGCAGCCCGGACCCCGGTGACTGCCGCTCCGCCTGAAGGCGTCCCGGCTCCTCCGGCCACGGTGACCGCTGCGCCGACGCCGGACAGGTTCTCCCCGGCCGATAGGGTGCCAATTCCGCCTGCGACCGTGATCTGGGCGGCCACGCCAGTAACGTTCGCACCGCCAGAGCCGCTAGGCGTCCCTGTGCCGCCTGCTACGGTCACGGCAGCGCCGACCCCGGTAACGCTCGCGCCTCCGGACAGCGTGCCCACACCGCCAAGCACAGCAACGGCAGCAGCTACACCTGTCACGTTAGCCCCGGCCGCAAACGTACCGAGCCCGCCCGCGACCGTGACCAGAGCACCAACGCCCGTCACGCTGGCTGCGGCTGAGAAGGTACCTAGCCCGCCCGCTACCGTGACAGCAGACGCAACCCCGGTGACGAGGCCGCTAACCGCGCCAGCAATCTCGGTCTCAAACAGGGTCCGCGCAGTAGGCTGGTAAGCACGGAACCTGACAAGCGGCGTGCGCTGGCGAGACCGGGGCTGGATCAGCGGGGCACCCGCTACTGGTGCTGGCGGCTGGACAAC